ATTGAGGAGGCTTGAATTATGGGGCAGACAGGACGTTTTCTGCGATTTTCAAAAGTTCCGGCCAAAAACGCTTGACTTTATCGGCCTGATGTGGTAGATTGAGTGTGGGAAGAACCGTCCTTTTATTGGGCGGTTTTCTCGTATAAAGCGCGGACGAGGTGCATCTCGTGGGTGTTTCCGACCAACACCCTTTCCGCGCTATTTTATTTGGTCGGGAAGAAAGGGTCGGGCATGAGTTATCAGGACGCAATAAGGGACAATATCAGGATTTCGGGTGAGATGGGCGAATCATACTATTACCCGCCGTGTAGTCAATGCGGTGTGGAAGTGAAATCGTGGGCTTACAATCCAAGATTCAAGTACACCTGTAAAGAGTGCAGGGAATCAAACCTGTCCATGCTTGCAGAACAAAAAAAAGAAAAAGAGCGAATCAAGGCTGAAGAGGCAAGGAAAAGAAAGCGGGAAAGATCAGAAGATACCGCAAAGAAAAACATAAACATGATGTCAAGGGCGCTGGAGCGAATCAGCAAAATAACCGATCTTGCTAAATATGCCAAGCCAATCGAAAAAGTACAGGCCGATATGGATAAAGGCGAGGCTTTTGACAGTACAGAGGAATTGCTTGTAGCATTGGAACTAACCCGGCAGGGTGTGAAGTATAGGCAACAGGTTCGCTTTGGGCCGTACCGCGCCGACTTTGTTCTTGATAGTTACAAAATAGTGATGGAAATTGACGGCAGCGCGTTTCACACGAAAGACACAAGGCCAAGAGAAGAACTGCGGGATAACCTGATTTTGGCATCATTAGGGCCGGAATGGGAAGTTTTGCGAATTAAGGACGATGTAATCAATCTGCGCATTACGCAACTGACAAAGGCAATCATGAAGGTGCTTCAGCACAGAAAACTAATAAGGCGGGCGCACAACGGGGTATTGCCTGCGTGGTATAGTGGGATAAAGACTTGAAATAAAAATTATACTATAATCACGGAATCGGAGGGAAATATGATAAATGAGCGCGGCATATCCGAAATACACGCAGAGGATATAGAGGCTGGGGTTATCTATCGGGAGAATATTCTTATTGATACCGACACGATGATGGCCGGGATTGCATTTTTGAAGCGAAAAGAAAAGCGCGGAGGAACAGACTTTCTATATTGGTACCACAAGGAAATGATTGTGGCGATTATGATTGTTTGCGTTATTGCAATTATCATTCTCAGGCTATATTGAAAATTATTTCAAAGAAGCGAATTAGCCACAAATAGTAAAAATTACCAAAAAAGACCGTCAGCAATGGCGGTTTTTGTATGCAAGGGAAAAATGCGGAATCCGCAAAAATAATTCATGTGCAGGGATGTTGCAAACGTCCCTGCCCTCCACGGTTTAGACCATATTGTTGGCGTTAACAAAACGATAGGGAAGGAAGGGCGATTATGGGACTGGAAGAATGGATTGCAAAAGTGAAGAAAATGACACCGGAAGAAAGGCTCGCAACAGTCACGCTTGATGATGTGCGTTTTTATGATAGTTCTGTGGTGTTGTCTTGGAGTGGGATAATGGGGTTTGGACAATACGCAATAGAATTGTCAAGGGAAGTCGAGATTGATAAAGACAGCGGAGAAGAAGAAACGAAATCTTATTCTCTTGTGGGCAATTCGGAGTGCATGGATTTGCACAATGAAAATAAGATGTTCTTGCGGCACCTGCTGAAACTTTTTGCCGATAAAGTAGATTTGTCCGCAGAAAGACATTATGACGCAGAATGGAGAGAACAAAACTGATGACTGACCGCTTCGGCGGTTTTCATGCGATATAGAGGGTGCGTTGACGGGCGGACTCCTTCCCTGTCTGTTGGCGCGGGGCCGGTTATTGCCGGCATTTTAGCGAGCGGTGGGGCGCTAAAGCACTATCTTTCAACTTTCGACCGACAACAAACTGAGGGAGGGAGCATGCCGTTACCGGGAACAAGAAATCTAAAGTCAATATATCCGCAGTTTTTGAAGGATGATGCGCTGGCAATCTTCGATGCTTGGAATGATGTAACCGGGGCGATTGCACAAGGCACATCATGGTATGGCGAATGTGTTTCTGTTATTGAGCAGATAACAGCGATGGCATTTGGCGCTGGAATTATGTATGAGGCGAAACGGGATAGGGAGGGAGCATGACGATACCTGACACAATTCACATCGGCGGACTTCCGTACATGGTGTTCAAGGTGGAGCCTTCCGTATTAGGCATCGAGCATGAGGGCGAGAATGATTATCGCAACCAAACCATTACCATCTGCGATTCAGGGACGGACTATAACAAGATAACCTTCCTGCACGAATGCGTCCACGGTATGATTGAAGCGCTGGGAATCCCGACACAGAAGCAGGACGAAGCCCTTGTAGACGGGCTGGCGCATCAACTGTACCAACTGCTTGAGGATAATCCGGCGCTGTTAGAAAAAGAAGTCGGGGAGGATGATGAGTGAGTTGGCAAGATGAAGCGCAGGACCTGAAGTTTGTCAAAGGCAAAAGCTGGATGGAAACCGCAAAGGCCGTGCATCATTACTTCCCGGACTTGACGCTTCATGAGGCGTGGGAAAAAGTCAGGGGCGCGTTGCGTAAAACCAACACCTACAAAACCAGGGGCAAGGTGACTTTTGAGGATAAGAAAGAACCCGCACAGGAAGATGTAGACGCTTACTTCCGGCAGCTCATTCAAATAAATGACGCGGCGCTGGCGCTTGAAACCAAACAAAACAAGGCGACTATCTGCATCAGCGAATCAAAACCGATAGGGCTGGCATTTTGGGGTGACTGGCACGTTGGCGGCAAGGGCATTGATTACAGGCAGTTAGACAGGGACGCTGACACGATTTCAAATACTGATGGCCTGTATGTCATCGGCATGGGCGACTATAAGGACAACGCCTCTGCATTGGTGCATCAGGCCAGTACACAGGAAAGCATAGCGACAACCGACATGCAGGATAAAATCGTCATGCGGCTGTTTGAGCGAACGAAGGAAAAGCACATCGTCACGATTCGCGGGTGTCATGAACAATGGGATAAGCGCAACGCGAATAAAGACTATGTACAGGCGCTGTGCGACATAACCGGGGCAGTCAACCTGTGGCATGGCGGGATCATTGACCTCACTGTGGGAAACCAGGAATACCGCATCGGCGCAAGGCACAAGTTCAAGTTTGAATCATCCTTGAATACCACCAATTCCCAAAGAAACTTTATGATTGAGTTTGGGCCATGTGACACCGTGGCAATCGCTCATAAGCATTTCTGCGAGGTGCACGATTCCCACAAGATGAAACAGGACACCGTTTACTTGAGAAGCGGCGCATATAAGCGATATGACGAGTTCGGACAGCAGTTAGCCGGATATGAGGGCATGTATGGCGTTCCAGTCGTGATTTACTGGCCGGACAAACACCTGATGCTTCCGTTCAGAGACTTCAGCATTGGGCTGGACATGCTCAAAGCTTTAAGGGCTTGATGTGGTATTCCAACCTGTGAAAAAGGGGGGTGAAAACAAATGGCGATAGGCAAATATGCGGAGTGGCTAACGCCAGAGAAGCTGACACTCCTTGAAGCATGGGCGCGGGATGGGCTGACTGATGAGCAGATAGCCAAAAACATGGGGATATCCGAATCAACGCTATACGCATGGAAGGGCAAGTACCCGGAGTTTTCGGACGCCCTAAAAAAGGGCAAAGAGGTTGTTGACATCCAGGTAGAGAACGCTCTTTTCAAGCGGGCAATGGGTTATAAGACGGTTGAAGTTACAGAGGAAACCCGGCTGATAGGTGTAGACGATGACAAGGTACCTATTTACGCTATGGCCGAATCAAAGCGGGTTTATAAAGAGTTCCCGCCCGATGTGACGGCTCAGATATTCTGGCTGAAAAACCGAAAGCCTAAAGAATGGCGCGACAAGCAGCAGATTGATACAAACATCTGTATTGGAGAGAATGACGTTGTACGCATAGGGTACGGGGATGAAGTTTGATATTAACCCATTGCTGTTCAACCCGGTATATCTGCCATACATCGGGGACACAACCCGCTTTCAAATCTTTTACGGCGGCGCATCCTCCGGGAAATCCTACTTCATTGCTCAAAGGCTTGTCAGGGACACAATGGATGGGAGAAGCACGCTTGTTTTGCGTAACACAGCCAGGTATCTCCGGGGGAGTTGCTGGAATGAAACCGTAAAAGCGATAACCCGAATGAGGCTGACGGATTACTTTGAAATCGGCAAAACGGAAATGCTTATAACAAGCAAAAGGCGTGGCTCACAAATCCTGTTCGCAGGGCTTGATGATGTCGAGAAAATCAAGTCTATAACACCGGCCAATGGTGCCCTAACCGACATTTGGATTGAAGAAGCAACGGAGATCGCACGGGACGACTTCAAGCAGCTTGAGAAGCGCCTGAGAGGTGAGAGCAAGCATCCCAAACGAATCACCCTTTCATTCAATCCAATATTCAAAGAGCATTGGCTGTATACCGAGTTTTTCGGGCATTGGGCTGACGGCGGCAAAGAGTACAAGGGCGACGGGCTTTCAATACTAAAGACAACCTTCAAGGATAACCGCTTTCTGACGGATGATGACCGTGCGGCATTGGAGAATGAGGCAGACGAATACTACCGCGAGGTTTACTCATTAGGCAACTGGGGAACCCTGGGCGATGTGATATTCCGCAACTGGCGAACCGAGGATTTGAGCGAACAGAAAAGGACTTTCGATAACCTTTATTTTGGCCTTGACTTTGGGTTTAGTTCGGACCCTTGCGCTGTTATTAAACTGCACTATGACAAGGCACACAAGCGGATCTACATACTGGATGAGATATATGAGCGTGGGTTAACCAACACAGCCTTAGCGCCTATCCTGAGAGAGTTTGTCGGCAATCATTATGTAACATGCGACAGCGCCGAGCCAAAGAGCATCAAGGAACTGCAGGGCTTAGGCATCAAGGCATTGGGAGCAAAGAAAGGCCCGGATTCCGTTATGCACGGGATTCAATGGTTGCAAGGGCATGAAATCATTGTGGACATCAAGTGCCAGCATCTAAAAAACGAGTTTCAACTGTATCAATGGCGAAAAGACAAAGACGGCAATTCTTTAAGAGTGCCGGAGGATAGAAATCAACACGGCATCGATGGGATCCGCTACGCACTGGAGCATGAGGCTACTGCGAGATACGCAACTACCGTAAACCTGAAAGGATTGTGATGACTTGATTACACGGGATAAGAACATGGTCCTGGACAGGGACGCAATCAACGGCTGCATCACGCAGTTTAACCTTGATTCAGATCGCCTTGATTCACTGCGTGAATACTATGTAGGCGAAAGTCCTATATCCATCAGGGAGCGTACCACGGGACTGCCGAACAATAAGCTGATGCACGGGTTTGCTCAATACATCGTCACCATGACAAGCGGCTATCTGATTGGCGATCCGGTGCAGTACACAAGCGATGAAAAGGGATTGGAGGCAATCCTTGATGCGTATGCTTCAGCAGATGTCGGGAGCATAGACGCTGAAATCGCTTTAGGGCAAGCGATATTCGGCAGAGGCGTGGAGCTGGTGTATGCCAATTCGAACGCTGAGCCGCGCACGGCCTCATTGGACCCGCAAAATGCCTTTGTCGTGTACTCGGATGATGCGGAGAATATACCGTTGTTCGGCGTATACAAGCTGTACGGAGTTGATGAAATCGGCAGCTCTATACTGAAAAATGTGTATGTGTACACATCGGACGAGATAATCAAGTATACGGCTGAATCAGTCACCGGCGCAGTAGCGGACGAAATCAGCAGGGAATCACATAATTTCGGCATCGTCCCACTGGTGGAATACTGGAACAACTCATCCTGCATAGGCGACTTTGAGAATGTAACCACGCTGATTGACGCTTATGATGTGCTTCAAAGTGACCGGCTGAACGATAAAGAGCAGTTTGCAAACGCCCTATTAGTCATGACGGGAATTGTTGGCTTTGACACTGTCGCAGACGACACAAGGTCTGCTGCTGTCAGGCTGAAGGAAGAGGGAACGATATCCCTGCCCGATGTTGGCGCAAAGGCCGAATACCTAACCAAAAGCCTGAACGAAGCAGACACCGATGTGTTAAGGGTTGCTATCAAGTCAGACATACACAAGTTTTCGATGGTGCCGGACTTGACAGACGAGAACTTTGCGGGTAATTCATCCGGCGTGGCAATGAAGTATAAACTGTTCGGGCTTGAGCAATTGACGAAAATCAAGGAACGCTGGTTCAGGGAAGGCTTGAGGTGGCGGTTAAGGCTGTTCGCCGGGTTCCTTGCGAAAAAGGGCAATAAGGCAATCGACCCGGACGCGGTTCAAATCATGTTCAAGCGGAGCCTGCCGGTGAATGACGCTGAAGTGTCAAACATGGTGGCAATCCTGAAGGGCATCGTCCCTGATTCGATTCTGCTTTCACAAGTGCCTTTCATTGATGATGTGGCGTATGCACAGGAAGAACTTGACAAGCAGAATCAGGCCAACGCGCAAGCACAGGCGGCGATGTTCGGCAATTACCCGGATGCGAATGAGAACGACGATAGTGTGAAAACCGATGCACGGGAGGCCATATCAAGGGTTAGCTTAAACGGCGCACAAATCCAGAGCCTGTTGCAGCTGGTTCAGGCCGTGGTTAACGGAGAGCTTGAGTACGAAAGCGCGGTAACGCTTATCACGTCAGCCTTCCCGTTTGATGAGATCACAGCCAGGGAGATTCTGGGCAATGTCCAAAACCTCAAGAAGAAACAAAAAGAGGTTGAATAATGGGCTACTGGGAGCAACGCCTTGCCCTGCGTGACGCTGTGTTTCTGGGCATCGAGAATAATGCGATGGGCGTTATCAACGCGGCGTATACCAACGCTGCCGGACAGATTGAGCGCGAGATCAAGAAGATCATCGGCAACTATGCCTTTTGGAAAGACCTGAAGAAAAGCGAGGCGTTGCGGGAACTCAAAAGCCTTGCGCCTGCCGCTAAACCCTACGCTGCCCGTATTTCGCGTTTGGAAGCCATTAGAGCGTCCATCAAGGAAGGCATGGAACAGGCCGCAGGTGTGCAGTTGAACGCCACTAAGAGGGCTTTACGCAAGGTTGGCGAGCAAGCGTACTACCGCACGATATTTGATATTCAAAAGCGCGTGGGGATGTTCGGGGTAGGCAAGCCGGACAAGAGCATCAATCAGATATTGCGGAACAACTGGAGCGGTGAGAACTGGAGCGCAAGGGTCTGGCAGAACCAACGGGCGGCGGCTGAAACCATCCAGCAAGCAGTTGTCGAAACCCTGACGATGGGCGGGAAACCGACAGAGGAAACCTACCGCAGACTGTTTGACGAGGCGATGAAGAAACCCGGAACCACGGCAAAACAGGCGACACACGCGGCGAACAGGATCATCAGGACGGAAAGCGCGTATGTTGCGAATCAGGAAAGCCTGGAGGCGTACAATGAAGTCGGGATAGAGGAATATGAGTTCATCAGCGTACTCGATTCAAAAACAAGCGCAATCTGTCAGGGCATGGACGGGAAAACATTTAAGACAAAGGATGCGGAGGTCGGGGTGAACTTTTGCCCGATGCATCCATATTGCAGGTCAACCACGGCCCCTGTTTTACTGTCCGAGGCCAAACCCGGAACACGCTACGCAAAGAACCTGAAGACGGGCAGGGGCGAGATTATACCGTCCGACATGAACTATCAAGATTGGGTCAAGTGGCAAGCAGACGGTTCGCCGCCGATTGAGGAGTGGCGAAAATAACCGCTTAACGGCGGTTTTTAATTAAGGAGGCAATATGGCTGTCTATGTAAAAAAGGAAACTCCCGGCAAGTACCCGGCATTGAATGACTACGTGTTGTTCGCTGATGCTTCGGCATCACTGGATGGGCCGGAACTTACCACGGCGAACCACGGGCCTATCAACTGTGAACCCGGCTCAAGGGCTTTCTGCCTCAACGGTGATCTATACATCCTGTCAACGGCAGATGTATGGACGCAGGTCGCGGGCATTAAGATAACCAGCTTCTAACAGCGCCCTTTAACAGCGGCAGGGCTTAAATAACGCTGGACGAGGCGACGGCCTTAAAACGGAAAGGGAATCAAAATGGCAGACGAGATTAAAGATACTCAGGTAGAACCCGCGCAGACTGAGAGCGCAGAAAAGACCTTTACACAGGCAGAGGTTGACGCAATCTTGAAGAACAGACTGAGTCGTGTCGAAAAGGAAACGGCGAAGAAGATTGAGGAGGCCAAGACCGAGGCGGAGCGCCTTGCAACAATGAGCGCGGAAGAAAAGGCGATCGCCAAACAGAAAGCGGATGAGGCTGCATTGACGGCGCGTGAGCAAGGCATCACCCGGCGCGAATTGCGGGCAGAGGCGCTTCAGCAGTTAGCGGAAAAGGGGCTTCCAAAAGAGCTTGCTGAAGTCCTGCCGTACACGGACGCGGACACGACAAATGCGGCGATTACCGCTGTTGAGAGTGCGTTCCGCAAGGCGGTTGAAATCGGCGTGAATGAGCGGTTAAAGGGCAACCCGCCGAAGATCGGGCAGGATGGGAAAACCAAGTCCGAAAAGGAAAAACTGATCGAGCAATACAACGCGGCTGAAAAGCGCGGCGACATCAAACTGATGTTTGCGCTTGAGGCGCAGATACGAAAACTAAAGGAGTAAACACATGGCATATACCGATAGGGATGATCTCAATTATCTCGGTAAACTTTACCTCATCGGGGCGAATCAGACCCCTTTCCTGAACATGATTGGCGGGCTGAACTCCGGCAAGACATCCAGTTCATTCAACTTTCCCATTTCCCAACCGTGGGCTTTGAGGGCGGCTGACCAGAGTTCCGCTGTTATGTCCGAGGCGACATCCATCAGCACCACCACGGAAATCACTTATACCAGGGCGCAGGAGTTCAACACCTGTCAGATCATGAAGTATCCGTATGGCGTATCTTTCGCCAAGCAGTCCACGTTTGGCGAGATTTCCAACGTATACAAGATTGCGGGTGAGAACCCCGTTGTCGATGAGCTTGCCTTCCAGAAAATGGCGGCTCTGCGTCAGATGGCAATCGACATTGAGTTTGCCTTCCTGCAAGGGGCGTACGTGGCCCAGAATGACGCTGCAACCGTGGCAAAGACCCAGGGCATCTACGCCGCTTGTGCAAGCAATAACGAGGTTGATGGCAGTTCAGCGGCGTTGTCCAAGGCGATGATCAAAGAACTGCTGCTTGAAATGGCGGCAAACGGCGCACAGTTCGTCAACCCTGTCATGTTTGTCAACGGCTATCAGAAACAGGCCATCTCTGACTTGTTCGGGTATGCGCCGGAAGATCGCCTGGTCGGCGGCGTGAACGTCCAGCAGATTTATACCGACTTCGCGCCGATTGGCGTTGTCTATGCTCCATATATGCCGACTGACGGCTTGCTGATTGCGGATATGAGCGTTGTCGCTCCCGTGTTCTGCCCGGTCAACGGTCAGCTGATTCTGGATCAGGAAGTGGCTACCACCACGGCGAAGCGCGGCGGGTTCCTCTACACTCAGGTCGGTTTGGATTACGGGCCGAAAGAGTATCACGGGATCATTTCTTCTCTCAAGGATTCGTAACATAGGAACGAATGGGACGGGGGGCAATCTCCCGTCCCTTCTATGAAAGGAAAAAACTATGGGAGCATACGATACTTACCTGGATAAAATCAGAAATCCTCAAATGCGCGATGCGATGGAGGCTATGCTTGACATTGCCGATAATAACGCGGGTGCGCAAGGCCCACAGGGGCCGCAGGGTATTCAAGGTCCCGCTGGTGCTGCTGGTTCGCAGGGCGCTCAGGGTGTACAGGGTGTTCAAGGCCCTGCCGGTGAAGCTGGCGCACAGGGGCCGCAGGGTGCACAAGGTCCGCAGGGAGCGCAGGGTAATGTGGGCGCGAAGGGTGACAAGGGCGATACTGGCGATGCTGGCCCCGGCCCCACAGACGGAACCCCCGTCAACGCGGTTGCATCCTCTGGTGTCTGGACTGCTGGCGTGATGAAAGATGGCGAATATGTTGAGATCGGCGCTGAAACGTATGAGCTTGACGCTGATTCGTCCGTGAGCGGAGATAATATCGCAGTTGATATCTCGGCCGGAACAAAGACCCAGGCGGCTGGCGCTCTTACCTTTACCGATGTTGCCAAAGAGGGCGATTACTTCACCATCGGAACCGAAGTTTATGAAATCGACTATGACGGTGCTGTTACTGCGGAAAGAACCGCTATCGACGTTTCTGCGGCGGCTACTGCTGCGGCGGCCTCCGGAGTGTTCACGCTTACCGATGTTGTGGCAGACGGTCAGACCGTAACGCTGCGCGGCAAGGTGTATGAGTTCGACACCGACAACACTGTTACCGAAGGAAACATCAAGGTCAATGTGGCCGGTGCGCTTGACAAGCAGAGTGCTTGCGTTGCGCTGGCCGCAGCGATTGAAACAGAGGATGGCGACCTTCTCGATGCGGCTGCAAGCCTTGTTGTCGCAGATTGGGTTGTCACCGTCACTTCTCTATTCAAGGGTACAGGCCCCAACGCATACGGTTCAACCGATACATGCGGCAACGGTTCATGGGCTCAAACTACCCTCACTGGCGGCCTTGACGCTCCGGCTGATGAGGCAATCACAATCATTGTCGGTATCTTCAACGGCGCTACCGCTTATGACATTACATCTGCCGACGAGGAGGGTAATGTTATCAGTTTTACCGCTGATGTGGCTGGCGCACAGGACGGGAGCGCGGGCAATGCTATTGCAACTGTTTCCAACATGACGAACGCGACCTTTGCGGCTGGATATCTTGCCGGTGGGACTGACTGCACCGCGCCTGAGGCGGTTACTGCGCTTGCTCTGGCTATCACGAATGAATCTGCTATTGTAACCGGAACTGACGGAGAGGCAGACACCGTAAACATTGCCGCAAAGGTGAAGGGTGTTGCTGGCGACAGCATTAACACCGTGGACTATTCAGCAAACGGCTCATTCGCTGCGGGCGCACTTGCCGGTGGCGAGGACGGTACGGTTGGCGCGAAGGGTGATATGTATTACGACAGTTCATATCTCTGGATTGCTGTTGCGGCTAATACTATTGCTGATGCGAACTGGAAGAAAGCGGCACTCGCGTAAGGAGGGGTGACATGGTTTTTCATGGCAAAGGCGTTGTATGGGACGCAAAGAATGATAAGAGGCTTTGCAAGTTTGAGAATGGCAAGTTTGAAACAAGCGACAAGCGCGTTATCGGCATCCTGAAAAACGCCGGATACGATGCGGAACCTGTCATAGAACCCGTTGAACAGCCTGAAAAACCGCCCAAACTTCCGAGAAAGAAGGCGAGCGCATGACGGCGAATGAAAAACTTGCACAAGCCAAGCTAATACTTGGTTATAGCGATAACACTCAAGATGCCCTGCTTACGGCGTACATCACAAATGCGGGGTATTTCATCCTGTCTGTAACAGGACAGTCTACCATCCCGACAAATCTTGAGGGCTTGCAAGTAGAAATAGCCGTCAATAAATGGGGGAAGCGTGGCGCCGAGGGTGAGGTTTCCCATTCAGAGGGCGGCGTATCCATTACTTACGAATCTCTGTCAGACGAGGCAAAACAGCTCCTGCGCTCACAAACACTTGCAAGGGTGGTGAATATGCTTGAGGCACCTGAAGAGGCGTGAAAGCGTTGTAAAGCATCTTGCGCCTACATATACCACCGGTTCATTAGGGAGTGTCGTTTCAAGCTGGAGCGGCACTCCCTCTTCATTGGTAGGCGATGTCCAGCCGTTATCTTCCTCACTGGTGAGGGCTGAGTACGGCGAGCGGGCAGACAGGATGAAGCAAATCATACTTTCAAACGGCACCTTTGCGGCGGGTGACGGGATATGGATAGGCACCGAATCAACGTCATTGCCGCCCTGGATCATCGTCAGTGTGGCGCAATGGAATGACCTGACAACCCTGACGGTAGAAAAGCGATGATTATCAAGGGACTGGATTCGCTGATGGCGAAGCTCAACGCATTGGGCGGGAACGTGGAAAAGGCCATCAAGCGCGGGGTTGTAGCAACAACCGAAAAGGCGAGGGCTGACGCGCAGGGTATGACAAAAGGGACTGTAAGAGGCTCGATCCGCGCCAAGTATGAAAAGGACGGGATGGTTGGCGTTGTTTACACAAACAACCCTCATGCCATGTATGTCGAGTTCGGCACCGGCCCGGTTGGAGCCGCGAATCATGCCGGGACTTCACCGAATGTAGGTGTGTCTTACACCCTGAGGAAAAGCTGGGTTTACAACAAAGACGGAAAGTTTTACAGGACATCGGGCCAACCGGCGAGGCCGTACATGTACCCTGCCGCAAAAATGAATGAGGGCACTTTCCAAAACGAAACCACAAAGGCGCTCCTGACAGAATTACACAAGATGGGGGGATGAGATGAACACGCTACAAAGCGAGGTCTACACGGGGCTAATTGCGACTGGATATAGCGTGAGTTATGCCTACCCCCAGGATGGCGTTTCATTGCCCTGCATATCGTTCTATGAAGCATTGAACCGTGAACACGCGCAGGCGGACGGTGAGGAATACGAAACCGAGGTTGAGTATGTCATCGACTGTTGGGGCGCTACACCTGAAGTCACCGCAACGATGGGGGCGGCGGTACATACCGAGCTTGCCAAACTGCGATTAAAGCGTACCTTCTCGCATGACTTATACGAAACCGAAACCCAAATCCACCACAAATCAATGCGATACAGGGCGTTGATAATCGGTGACACAATCTATCAATAAGGAGTAAATATGGCGAAGATTCGTGCGTTAGGCACTACTATTTCCTTTAACTCACAGGCAATCGGGGGCATGTCCAGCATCGGGGATGTCAGCGTTAATTCAGATGAGCTTGACGTTACCTCGCTGGATTCCGCGTCCGGTTATCGTGAGTTCCTTCAGGGGTTCAAGGATTCCGGTGAAGTGACCCTGACGGGGTTCCACAAGAAAACCGATGCGGGACAGGTCGCCTTGCGCACCGGTTACGGCACGGGCGATATTGACGCAACCCTGATCACCTTCCCCGACAGCGTGACCGTTGGGTTTAACGCTTATGTCAAGGGTTATACCATCGGGCCTGCCGAGGTTGACGGTGCGGTTGGCTTTTCCGCTGTTTTGAGGATCACCGGGGCCGTTACTGTAACAGTTCCTTGAGGTGACTAAATGGCTAAAATAAGGGCATTAGGCACTACACTTTCACATCTGGCGGCGTATAACTCTGTGGGAAGTCCTGATGTGATTGGTTCCCTAACTTCCATCGGTGGCATATCTTTGGATTCAGATGAGCTTGACGTTACCGCCCTGGATTCTACGGGTGGGTACAGGGAGTTCATTCAGGGATTCAAGGATTCCGGCGAGATTACGTTAGTCGGGTTTCACAACGCTGCCGATGCTTCGCAGGTCGCTTGCCGGACGCTGTACGGGTCCGGCGCAAAAGAATACTGGTGGATTTCATTTCCGGACACGACTACCGTTGCGTTCACGGCGTATGTCAAGGGGTACACAGCAGGCCCCGCAGAGGTAGACGGCGCTGTTGGGTTCGGGCTGACCCTGAGGGTGTCCGGGCTTGTGCAGGTGTTGACCATCAAATCAGCCGTGGCACAGTCCAAAACAGACGGGCAGACCGCAACGATGGATTCTACCGCTGTTGCGTTCACCGGAACGCCGACCTATCAGTGGTATTCCAACGATGAAAACAACTACGATTCCGCTACTATTGCGGCGGGTGAAACCTCCGCGACCTATACGACTGGCGCATTGAGCGCCGGGACGTACTACTATTTCTGCGTTGTATCCGTCACAGGGTACAGGGCGGTTAATAGTGAGATTCACGTTATCACAGTGACTTAATACGCTCCCTCCCTTCGGGGAGGGGGCTACTTTGGGAGGGAATAATGAGGTCTTTGCAAATCGGAAACAAAACCTACAAAATCGAGTATGACATCAATTCAGCCTGTGACATCGAGGATGTTACGGGTGTTTCAATTATCCGGCTGGCATCCATTTCGGCGAAGTCCGCGAGGGCGTACCTGTGGGGCGGGCTGCGGATACATTACCCCGACTTAACTTTGACTGACGCGGGGAAACTATTATCCGAGCATGGCGACTGGCCGGAGGTCCTCAACATGTGCTTTGAGGAAATGAAGGTAGCCGGTTTTTTCGGGAAGGCGGGGGAAAAGAACCCGCCGAAGAAAGACAAGTAAGAGAGATATATTCTGAGTTGATACATGACGCTTACGAGGCCGGGTAC